GTTGCAAAAGATGCTGTTCCTCCATTATTTAAAGCTCCTATATATATATTAAAATTTTGCTTAGTTGTTGACGCTCCAGTACTTGTTGCTAATTTAGTTCCGTTTTTCCATGCGTTCATTAAATTAGCAGCTGTTCTATTTGCTACATAAAAAGCTCTTGAATCAGTATCCGCATGAGTTAATACAGTTGTTGAATGAACTCTGTAATATGAAACATTAGCTGTTCTGGCTTCAATAAATAAACCATTACTTAAACCCGTCCCCATTTCAATTACCGCTACATTTTCATTTGTGCGTGAATAGTAACTTATATGAACTGAGTTCAAAGTTAAAATTGTATTATCGTTTAAATTTGTATTTGCAAAAGTATTTAAAGGAGTCATTCCTAAATTTGAATGTGTCCAACCTGTTGCAAAACTTAAATTGTGAGTGCCAGGTGTTTTAAGATTGACAGCATGAGCCGAAGCCGAACCACCAACTATTGGATAAATAGCTTTAAACTTTGTCCAAATATTATACCCTTTCAAGTCAACTACCAAAGTATTGATTGCACCTTGTTGTGTAGGGTTTGTTATTGCTGCCGCTGTGATGAATGCTTGTGCGTCTGGGTCTACGGGGGCAACCCCCACAATATCAGTTAAACCTGCATAGCTTTTAGCGTGTATATCACCCCAACCAATAGCGTTGTTTGCACCTTGCCCCCAACCTATTACGTTGTTTGCTGCTCCGTCACCCCAACCGTTACTATTTGCCATAATTAAGTAGTTTTATCACCCCACATAACCCATTCGTTAGTTAAGCGTTTTCTTAATACTATAACTGAATATTGTAAGTTTGTCTTATATTCGGCATTTGAACTCCTTAAAGTAACCCCAACAGCAGGTGAAATACTTACTTGCCCTGTACCCATTTGATAAACATAAATTACAGTTCCAATAGGAAACGCAACCGCTCCATTTAATGGGATAGTTACCGTTTGAGAACTTGAACTATCAATTTCAACCATGTAATAGGAGTTATCCAAAGTAAGCGTGTGTGATGCGCTATACTTAATTCCGTCCACTTGTACTACTTCAGCACCCGTAACATACTTAGAATCGTACGTAGAGCCGTTAAAATCTGCTATTGCTAACCTATCTGTACGCTCTAATGTTGCGTTCTTCGCTGTTAGTTGACTTATCTTGACATTTGCCATTTATCTTTTTTAAATAAATTTCTAATTTTTTAATATTCTCAGCCTTTGGCTTGTACTTTTTTAAATGAACCATCCAAAATAATTGTTTTGTGTATCGGGATACATATCCCCGTTAGAATTTAAGTTGTACTCAGGAAATAAATCTTGGTTAAAACTCATGTAGTCAATAAACCTTTCCGTGTAATGCTGTGCAATTGAACGCTCTTTTTCAATTAAGAAGTCTATTTCGTCTTTTTCTACGTTCGTAGCATTCTCGGAATTATGTTTAAACACGCCTTTATTAGCGATCGTATACGCCGCGAAAGGTAAATACTCGACCATAGCCCAATGTATAAGCATAGGTTTTACATACGTTGTTACAAGGCTTAAATAATTACCGCTTAAATCTTCAGCTATAATGTCGTCCTTTATTTTATCCAGCAACTTAGTGCCTAAATAAGTTTGAATGTGAATATCTTGAGCGACCTTTATCCATTGTATAAAGTTATCCGTGTCTACGTTGCCATTCATAGCAGTAAACTTCACTACATCCTCACGAGTTACTAATAATGCTTCTGCCATTTTATTTTCTGTAATATCCTTGGTTTGGCATATCAATCGGTCGTTGACTTACCAAACTTGGGTTTTTAACAATATAACCTAATTTTGCAGCTTTTGCGCCTGCTATTTGTTTTACTTCTTTGCTGTTAATATTTAAAGCCTTACCAGAAAGCGTTGCGTAAACTCTTTTATTCCATCTATGGTGACAATTCGCGCCTCCTTTATATAACCAAATTGAATATGTAGCAGCTCCGTCAATTCCAAGTCCTGGGTTTACATCTTGGCTACCCATTTTAATAATATCTTCTTTACGGTAAACTCTTTTTTGTTTAGCAAGTGACATCATTTGTTTGCAAAACTCCCTACCGTTTTCCTTTTCTTCACCAGCGTAAATATACCGTGTAATAAATTTAACACCGTCTATAACCGCATCTTGTGAGCTTCTTAAATTAGGTCGTGGATCACCCGTTGAAACTAAATTAACAACCTTGGATAATAAACTTTGTTTAGGTTCTTTGCTTAGTATTTCGTTATCCGTTTCGTCCGTGTCGTAGTTTACTTCGTGTTCGTCTATTAATACCCATTCAGGGTTTTCGTCTTCGCCTAATTCCATTAAAGGATTAACCGCACTTAGTTCCGTTCCTGTTTCTTCAGCTACTTGCTCCTCGGTTTGTGCGTTTTCTAAGTCCATAAACTCCAAAGGCTGCAAAGTCTTAAAGAATAACTTTAACGAAATACCGTTGTAAGCTAATATCCTATCGAATGCTTCGATTAATTCATCCTGCATAGGTTTAATAACCATGTTATCAAACAAAATACTTGAGTTTTTAAGCTCATCAGCATTCGAACTAAAACCCGTTGACGTTGCAATACCAAATAAAAGCGGACTTGTTACGTTATGACCTAACATAATCTTACGTAAACACTCTTCACTTAAATACGAATAATGTTCAGGCGCATCGTTTAATGGAATATCGTCAACAGTTGTTTTGCTTGTTTCACTTGCATTAAAAGCTACAATCGTTCGCAGTCCTTTAGAACCCGTTAATTGTGCGTTTACTTTGTTTGTAATGATACTTTGTTGCTCTTCGGTAGGAATACCATTGTTGAAGTTAATAACCTTTGTACCGCTAAAACCGTGTTGAACTTCATTTATTAAATAGTCTGCTATTTCTTCTTCAAGTTTAGCATAAGGAACAGCACCTTGATAATCAGGGTATGCATAATACTTCATTCCAACCGTGTAAGGCTTAACGTAAAGTATTTCTATTAACTCATTTGAAAATCCATATGCAGGTATTCTCTTTGGTGCGTACTTTTTAACATCCAACCAATTGTCCGAGTAGTAATAACCTTCTATTTCTCCGTCTTTATTGCACTTTTCAGCACGCAATAAATTAACTGGCATGTGGTAAGCCTTTAAAATTCTTTTACGGTCTTTTGAATAGTGAATCTGAATAGCGCACTGCCCTAACATCTTTCTATCAACTACTAACTTACGTACATCGTCAGCATGTAACAAAGACATCATTTGAGCGTACTCATTAGGCTTTTTGCTTGCATCTAACGCACTCAATCCACGTCCATAAACCAATCTACTTATATTGTTTATTATGGCATTATTCGTTGTTGAATACGTGTATCTGTCAATTAAGTATTGAAAGTAATTATTGTCTTCGCCAAATTCCACCCAATTGTCTCTTTTAGACTCTTGAATTAATGGCGTTTGGTAAGAACTTAAATTAATTATATGTATGTTATCACTCATAAACTATAAAAGTATTTGTTGTAGCATTTGAAACATATTGCCCGTTATTAACCGAGAATGTAACTAACGGTTGATCGGTGCAAAATATCCTATCACGGTAAACGATGTTTGTTCCGTCTTTTAGTACTAAATTGTAAAAATGATTTTCAACTAATTCAATCTCAACCTCCATTGTCGAATAATAATCTCCTGCCGTAAATTCCCACTCTTCAACAACCGTTGTTTCGTTGGTTTGGTCGTCCGTTATTTCAACTGTATCAAAGTCTCCATTTCGCGGAATTAAAGCGAATGTTTGCGCATTTGTTGAAGTAGTTAAAACTATCATACTTTATTAACTTAAAATACCTCAAATTGTTTCTTAAACAAAAAAACCCCACCTATAAAGGCAGGGTCTTAAACCTATTTATGGAAAGGCAATCTTAAGAAGTTACAATTATAGCATCATTAGCAGTATCATTAAAAATAGCAGCTAATTCACTTTCATTAGTACAATCCAAAAAGTTAGCAGGGATACGCTCCATTGCAGTAAATGTAAGGTTATATCCGTTAAAATCTCCCATTGCAGTTCCTGAAGATACAGTTCCAGCAGTTACATCACATCCTTGCTCAAGTCCTGCTAAAAAGAATTGGTGGTCTCTTGTTTCAACAACAATTCTTGGGCGGCCGTAAGCCAACAACTTAACATTCTTATGTG